GTGCTACAAATAATGCTATTATAAACGGAATGTCAGAAATGATATTTGGTAGGGGTTTAGATGCAACAGATAGTAATAGAAAGCCAGAAGCTTACGCACAAATGATAACCTTGTTTCACGATGATTGTGTAAGGAGATTATCTTCTGATTTAAAATTAATGGGTCAATGTGCTATGCAAGTAATCTATTCTAAAGACAGAAAAACGATTGCAAGAGTAGAACACATACCAGTTGAAACATTACGAGCAGAGAAATGTAATGAGAAAGGCGAAATAGAAGCATATTATATGCACCCAGATTGGGCAAACTATAAAAAGAATGATACTTTAAAAAGGATTGAAGCGTTTGGTTACGGTAATGAACCAATACAGATATATTACATAAAACCTTACAAGGCAGGATATAAATATTATTCTCCAGTAGATTATCAAGGTGGTTTACAATATGCAGAGTTAGAGGAGGAAATATCTAACTATCATATAAATAATATTATGAATGGATTAGCACCAAGTATGTTAATCAATTTCAATAACGGAACACCAGACCCAGAACAAAGACAATTAATAGAAAACAGAATCTATCAGAAATTTAGTGGTAGTTCTAATAGTGGTAAGTTTATATTATCTTTTAACGATGATGCAAATACTGCTGCGAGTATAGAACCAATACAGTTAAGTGATGCACATAACCAATACCAATTTCTTTCTGATGAAAGTATGCGTAAAATTATGGTAGCACACCGAGTTGTTTCTCCTATGTTATTAGGTGTAAAGGATTCAAGTGGATTAGGAAACAACGCAGAGGAATTAAAAACTGCTTCTTTGTTAATGGATAACACAGTTATTAGACCATTTCAGACGCTTTTAATAAATGCCTTTGATGATATATTAGCTTACAATGATATTAGCTTAAATCTATATTTTAAGACCTTACAACCTTTAGAATTTAAAGAGTTAGATAATGTAGTAGATGGGGAAACAAGAGAAGAAGAAACTGGGGTTAAGTTAAGTAAAGTATCAGCAGATTTAGAAGAATACGGAGAGGAAGAAGATTTAGAAAATTGGGAACTAATTGACGAAAGAAAAGTTGATTATGACAAAGAAGATGAATTAGATGAGGAATTAAATAAATTAAACAATCCTAAATTATCTGTACTTTCTAAAATGTATAATTTTGTTACTACTGGAACTGCAAGACCAAACGCAAAGAGTAGTCAAGATGGAGAGAACGAGGAGGGTTTACAGTTTAAAGTAAGATACCAATATGCACCTTTGTCATTTAGTGAAAACAGTAGAGAGTTCTGTAAACGAATGGTAAGAGCAGCAAAGATATATCGTAAAGAAGATATACAGATGATGAGTAAAAAAGCAGTAAATGCAGGATGGGGATTAAATGGTGCAGATACTTATGATATTTGGCTTTATAAAGGTGGTGGAGATTGCCATCATTTTTGGATGCGTAAAACATACAAGGCAAAGAAGAAGAATCTAAAACCAGATGTAGGTAATCCAAACGCAGAGGTAAGTGTAAACAAGGCAAGAAAAGAGGGTTTTAAACCAGAGGTTAATCCAAAGGAAGTTGCTATGCGACCAACTGATATGCCTAATAATGGATTTGTAAATAAAAAAAGATAGATGGCAACAGCATTATTTATAAGCAGAACAGATTTAGTAAAGAATAGTATTCTTGATGGGAATGTAGATACAAATAAATTTATACAGTTCATTAAGATTGCACAACAGATAGATATACAGAATTATTTAGGAACTGATTTATACAATAAGATTAGTGATGACATTATAGCTGATAATTTAAGTGGCAATTATTTATCTTTAGTTAATGATTACATACAGCCTATGTTAATTCATTATGCTATGATGCAGTATTTACCTTTCGCAGCATATCAGATAAAGAATGGTGGTATAAGTAAACATACATCAGAGAATGCAGAAAGTGTATCAAAAGAGGAAGTTGATTATTTAGTAAACAAAGAAAGAAACTTTGCAGAGTACTATACAAGAAGATTTATAGATTATATTTCTTTTCACGAAGATAGTTTCCCAGAGTACAACAGTAATACAAACGAAGATATAAGTCCAGATACTAACGATTTATTTAATGGATGGGTACTGTAATGAGAGCAACTTATAAACCAAAAAAATCAAACGTTGTTAAATTGAAAAAGTATTTAACTAAAAAAAAGAATAATGGCAAACGAAATATACAATAGTACTTGGTGGGGATTACCAACTCCAGACGGATGGGGAAATATTTACTATCCATATACAGACCCAACACCTACACCCTTCTTTGAAATATTAGCAGAGAATGGAGATTTTTTACAAACAGAACAAGACGAATATATAATAATAGAATAAACTCAAAAAAATGGCAAATAAAAAATTTAGTGAATTCACTTTAAAAACCGACCCAGCTAATGTAGACTTTGTGGTTGGTTATGATGGAACAGATAATGTTCGTATAGACCCTGCTAACATTGGTGGAGGTGGTTTAACACCATACGCGATACCAACTGGTAAAAACGCTATTTACGCAGGTTTTGTACCAACTTCAGTAACAGGAAGTCAAAACGTTGTTTTGAGTGGAGGAGACACAGGAACTAACTTAACCACAGGTCAAGACAATATTTTAATTGGATATAGAGCTGGAGTTGCTATTACAACAAGTCTAAACAACGTGTGTATAGGTAGTAGAGCCGGACAAGGTTTAACAACAATAGGTTCTGGTTTTTCAAATACTGTAATTGGTGCAGAAGCTGGAGGTAACACTTCATCAGCATCTACGGCTATTGGTTGGTTAGCTGGAAATAGGTCAAACACTGTAAGTGTTGGAGACCAAGCTGGTAGGTCTGCTTCTGGGTCTGCAAATTTATCTGTTCATATAGGAAGTAATGCTGGATATTCAAATTCAGGAAGTACTTCTGTAATTATTGGAGGATTTGCTGCTAGAAATAACTCAACCGATGGACACACTTCAATAGGCTACAACGCTGGTTACTCAAACACTTCTGGTACAAATAATACAAATTTAGGGTATCAAGCTGGATATGCTGTAACAACTGGAAATTCAAACACCTTAATCGGAAACAACACTGGGGCTGGTATTAGTACAGGAAGTGGTTTTACTGTTGTTGGGAAAGATGCTGGAAACGGTGCTACATATACAGGTTCTAATGTTATAATGTTAGGTTATGATGCAGAAGCTTCAAGTGCTACTGTTTCAAACGAAATAACTTTAGGTAATAATAATATTACATCTTTTAGAATCCCCGGCCTCCAAAGCGGAGCAAGTGATGGCGATGTTTTAACATATAATGCTTCGGCAGGTAAATTAGAATTACAAGCTGGTGGTGGCGGAGGTGCTTCTGACTTAAATGGATTGAGTGATTGTTTAGTAGATACTGCTTCTTTATATGTTGGAGAAGTACCGAGCGGATTAAGTGGGAATCCACAAGACAATACTGTTTTAGGAATTGACGCTGGTGCAAGTATTACATCAGCCAATACTTGTACTATTATAGGTTCTAACGCTGGTAATTCAATAACTACCGGAAACAGACAAACCATTGTAGGACACGATGCTGGTTCTTCAATAACAACATCTGGAAGTAATACTATTTTTGGTTATGAAGCTGGTAAAGGAATTTCTGGTTTTTCTGATAGAAATGTTGTTGTAGGAGATATGGCTTGTAGAACAAGTGCTGGAGATGATAACGTTGCTATTGGTAGTTCTGCTGGATATAGTTGGAATAACGCAGTAGAAGATGCGGTTGCAATAGGAAGTTTTTCTTCAAGCGCATCAAGTGGGGCTTCTGGTATGGTAGCTATTGGTAGAAAATCTGCAAGGGCTAATACTTCTGCAAACCACATTTCAATAGGCTACGAAGCAGGTTACTCAAATACTTCTGGAAGTGCAAACACAAACGTAGGTTACCAAGCTGGTTATAATGTAACTACAAATGGTTCGAATACTAATCTTGGATATCAATCTATGCAACTTTCCGTAGGAAGTAATAATACTTTTTTAGGTTATCAAGCTGGTCAAGGATTTAACGCATCAACATCAACAGCAAGTAATAACATTGCTATTGGTTACAAAGCAATGATGCAGAGACGTGGCGGAAATGGTAATAATGTAGTTATTGGAAACGATGCGTATAAAAATAGTGATGGTGGTTATGGAAATGTTGTTATAGGTAACAATGCAGTTCAAGTAACAGGAAGTAGTTATAATAATGTAGCTATTGGTAAAAGTGTTTCATTAAATAGTAATAGTGATAATAATTCCGTTGTAATAGGATTTAGTGCAGTTGGTGGTGGTAGTAATACGGTTACTTTAGGAAACTCAAGTATTTCAACTTTACGTTGTGCGGTTACTTCTATTACTTCACTATCTGATGAAAGAGATAAAACAGATATAAAAGATTTAGGTTATGGACTTGCTTTTATTGATGCTTTACAGCCAAGAGAATTTGTATGGAATAATAGACCAGAAATAAGAACAGAATATGACGATGACGGAAACGAAACAGAAGTAGAATTTTATTCAGCTAATAAAGGTAAGAAAGACTTTGGGTTTATAGCACAAGAAGTTAAGGAATTAGACAATGATACTTTAAGATTAGTGTATGACGAAAACCCTGACAAACTTGAATTAAGTTATGGAAAACTTGTACCAATTTTAGTACAAGCCATAAAAGAATTAAAAGAAGAAGTAGAATTATTAAAATCATAAATAAATAAAAAATGTACAAGAACGTAATAACAACAGAAAACACAGAAGAAAGCCACAAAGCGGTAATTACTTCACAGATACCAGACCAACTATCACAGATAGGTTCTGA